CCGGAAAATACTTTTTTGAATTTTTTAAAGATACTAGAATCTAACCCCTCATTCATAACTGTCATAGTATTTGCAAGAAATCCTTTCAGTTCTAAATGACCCATTGCTACTTGCGATTTTGTAGAAGAAATCATTTTAAATGTTCTTTTTTCATTTTCAGAATTAATCCAAGGAATAAAAAGAACTTTTAAGTTATTCAATAAAACTTCAGTTGGTTCGGAAATAATTTTTACGTTTGAATATTCACGAAGCAAAAGATCTACTGCATTTACTTGATTTGTATTGCGATAATAGCTTGTGTGATTGCCTACAATAGTATAAACATTACAATTCAATTCAGCAAGTTTATCATAGTAATTACTTTTCGCCCAGGAAAGTGCAGCAAAATCAATACCTTTACGACTATCAAATGTATCGCCCATATCAATAACAGTCGTAATTCCGTACTGTTCAAGCGTCGGAAAAAAAACGTTATTGTAAAACTTCAAAAAATAATCGTGAAAAAGTTTTGAGTTTTTTCTACAACCGAAATGCTGGTCACTTATGATACAAACCTTCATTTAATATCAATACCTCAACTTAGTATAGATGTTATCCTTAATTGAATTATAATCACTATAGTTGCTTCCGTCAAATAAGTTATCTTCAAATACTTCAGAAAATCCTGATTTTTCTAAAATCTTATTCTTAATTTCCATTTGTCGTTTTTCTCTTTGAATGCGACGAAGAAAAGCATAATGAATGATTTGAGTAAAATATGCAAATGGATTCTGAGATTTTTCTGGATCAAAATTATGAATGTATTGAACTGAATTTTCAATACCATCAGAAATCATATCTTCCTTAAACATATAATTTACAAAATTTGGTTTGAATGAAAGATGATTTGCTATTTTTAAAAAACAATCTCCAATATATCTTGAGATAGGTGGTTTTGTATCCCAAGATTTTGCTCTGTCATCCTTTGTTGGCTGATGTCCGTATTTTCTAATAAAACTTATTTCAACATCTTCACGATACTTAATAAGTGCCTGAAGAAACTCTTTATTATTTACATAATGCTCTGACCTTTTTCTTTTGGTCATAATTGCCGTGGTTATCATAAGTTTTTATCATTAGTATGTATACATGCTAACATATTAACTGACAGTTGACAACCCTATAGATTCATATTAGACTACCTTTGTCTCCAATGAAGGGGTCACTCTAAGTTACTATTATAAAGCTTTTCTAGTATCTCTTTAGCATCATTTACATTAGAGATATATCCCATTTCCCTAGTTATTTTAGATTGATTTGTTTTTTCCTTTGTAGATTGTCTTACAAAAGATTGATACAACATAATCATTTCAATATCAGATGATTCAGACATAGTAATTATATCATCCATATTAAGTATAAACATATCCTCAGTTGTAGTTTTTAACCAAGGTTCAATTTTATATCCTGTATAACCTGTTTTAGATTTAAGTTCAGAAATAATAATAGGATTTGATACAAGTAACAAAGTTCTATTTTCTTCTTCAGATGCTGCTACTTTAGCAAAGATTTCCTCTCCAGTTTTGAGTTTGAGAGTACAAAAAAAGTCTTCTTCAATCATTTTTTTTAAGAGGTATAGTAGTTATTTCGTATTTAAAGTTTTCTTCTGCATATATTTTAATTCTCTCAATTAAATGATTTAAAGTATAATTCTTTTTTGATTTATAAGTACAATCATCAGAAATATCATAAAGAGTTGCTTTTGTTTTATTTGCTCCTTTTCTTAAAACTCTTCCTATTGATTGTAAATTTCTAATTCTAGATTTACTAGGCGAAGCAAAGATAACATTGTGTAAATTTTTAATATTTATTCCTGTACTAAATGTTCCATATGATGCCACTATAATTGCATCATTTTCTCTTTCTGTGATTTCTCTGACTAATTCTCTTTCTTCTGTATCAACTCCACCATGAATAAAAAATACTTTTCTTTCACCCCTCTTATTTTTATTTATATTTTCAAATAAAATTGCTCCATGAGTTTCTACTCTAGAAAATAAAACTAGAGTATTTCCTTTTAAATCAAGAGTAAGATTTGTAATAAATTTATTTCTTTGATTGTGTGAAATTAAATACTGTATTTCATCTTCGTAAGTTTCAAATCTTTGAGGTAAATGTTTAAGAACAATACAGCGAATATCAAGTTGAGATAGATGACCTTGTTTCATCAATTCTTCTGTTCTCGTAATCTTGTATGCTGGTCCAAAAAGACCTTCTAATACCCATTTATGAGTCTGAGAACCATCTAAAGTTCCAGTAAATCCAAAACGATATTTTGCATTATGAAGTTTAGTCATAATACTGGTAAGAGATTTAGATTTAAATGTATGAGCTTCATCTCCAATAATTACATCATAGTTTTCGAAAAAGGATTTATCTAATTTATAGATTGACTGCCAGGTTGTAATTGTGATAGGATGATTGTTAGTCTTTTCCCTTCCAGAATAAATCATATGACAGTATGATTGAGCATCCATTCCATAATCTTCAAAATCTTTATACATCTGACTCACTAAACTTGTCGTCGGAACAACTACAAGAATTTTTTTATCTTTATGCATATAATAATGCACGAGGGAATAAATCATCAGACTTTTACCTGATGCAGTTGGACTTATCAGTAGTTTTCTATTATGCTTTAAAGCATCATAGACACCATCTATTTGATAATCCCGAGGACTATGAGAACAAATAGAGTTCATATAGTCTCGTACACCTTCATATGAAATTCCTTCGTTTATTTCAAATGGAGTGCCATAAAATTTATTATCTTTAAATTCATAACTATATCCATATGAATTTAATTTTCCGATAAGTTTATCTAATAATCCTACATATAACTCGCCGTTAGTTATATTTAATAAATTTATTTCTCCATTCCAATATTTATTTCTATATTGAGGCATAAATTTCGCACTTTCAACTTGAAAAGTGAAATGAGGTTTTAGTTCATACATTATGTGAGGTTCACAATGAATTTTTAAGAACACTTCATTTTTCTTTTCGATGATTACGTCACTCATATTGTAATAATCAATTCTATAAGTATTTATTTACCCAATTCCAGAAGTAAATTTCATAAAATCTATAGAATTTTTAATTTGATAAGTTCTATTGTGTATCATTTTTAAAATACTATCAAGATATTCTAATATAGTATCATAATAATCTATTTTTAAACGAATCGATGATAATTTTTCATCTGAATCTAGATACTTATCTAGAGTAGATTTATCTCTAATTTTTTTAGGAAATGGATTTTCGATATAAACTTCTGGATCTGCTTTTCCAGAATAATATTCATACCTTTCGTGTCTAATATTATTTTTTTGTTGTTCTGCTTTTTTGCGAAGAAGAAGTGTGTTATTATATAAATCAAAATATTTTGCGTGAAGAGATGGTATTTTTAAAGATTCATTGTGTAAATTATCAATGTCTATATTTGCATCTTTTTCCCACATTTTTTGTATTACATCCAAATTAATACTCATAAAGGATTTCCGTTCAAATCTGTTATATTGTAAATAGTATACTTGAAATTTACCTCTGCTGTAAAGTAATTAATATCAGTATTTGTGGCATCAAAATCTAAAGAAGTTAAACTATAAGGCCAAAGATCGCTAAATTTAATTTTAAAATTTGGTCTCATAGAACTTCCAAGAATAGTTAAAGTTCCATCGGAAAAAATATTCATCATCTTTGAATCAGAACCATCAAATGATTTATTTTCTTTTTGTAAGTTGAAAATTTCATCTAAACTTTCCGGATATCCTAAACCTCTAATCCAATTTTGGATTTCCATATAATTTTCAAGGTCTTCATCTACAATAAATCTTAAATTAAAATCATCAAATTGGATTTTATCTCCAGGCACATCAATATTTTTTAAATAAGTTGGTTGTTCTGCAATTCCTAATCTAATTCCTGGTATATTTGCTAAATTACTAAAAAAGGATACTTTTGGTGCTCGATTTAAAGTAAATTCAAATCCAACGGGAGATAAAAAATTTCTGTTTTTTATTTGTTTATCTGAAATATTAGATGTCATTTAATATAAATTGTAAACGATGTTAAATAATAATATGAATCAATCTAAAATGTTTAAGAACAAAGAAGAGTTAAAAAACTATTTATCCGATAATTGGGATAAGTGTAAGTTTATCAAATTATCTTTGAATAAGAATATTAAAAATATAATAGAAATTGAAACAGAGTTCTTAAACAATTATTACTCAAATATTCCATTAAGAACAAGAGCATATGTAATTGTAAATCAAATTACCTCAGATACAATTCCAAAATGCAAATGTGGTTGTAATCGTGTATGCTCTATTGATAATACATATTCTGATAGAGGATTTCGTTCATATGCAAATTCTGAGTGTTCTCGGAAAGTAAGTAAAATTGATGAAGAATCTAGATTAAAACTCGAAAATTATGATTGGTTATATAAAGAAAGAATAATTCTACAAAAATCAATTGAAACTATTGCGACCCAATTAAATATTTCAACAATTTCTGTAGTCAAGTACTTAAAAATTCATAAACTTCATAATTTAATTGATGCAAGAAAAAGAAATAGATATAGCTCAAAAATATTATCAGATAAAGAAAAATTACAAGAATTGTATGAAACAGGTTTAACTTGCCAACAAATTGCAGAAAATCTTGGTACAACTAAATCTACAGTATCACGGTGGTTAAACATTCATCAAATAAAAATTAGAGAATCAAATTCTTATGAAAGAAAAATTAAAAAAATAAGTAAAGAAGAACATACCCTTTTTGAATATGTATCATCAATTTATAGTGGAGAAATTATACAATCAAATCGTTCAATATTAAATGGGAAAGAACTAGATTTGTATATACCAGATATAAAATTAGCAATAGAATATAATGGATTATATTCACATCAGTATAGACCAACAGAAATTAAAGAGTCTTTGATTAAAGATAGAACATATCATTTAAATAAAACAATTGACTGTAAAAAGAAAGGAATACAATTGCTTCAATTTTATAGTGATGAGTGGTTGAATAAAAATGAAATTGTGAAATCCATTATTTCAAGTAAAATGAATTTAAATGAAAAAATTTTTGCAAGAAATTGTGAAAAAATAATTATAGATACATTTACCAAAAATCACTTTTTAAATCAAAATCATATTCAAGGAGAAGATAAAAGTAAAATTAAACTTGGTCTTTCGTATAAAAATGAACTTGTATGTTTAATGACTTTTACAAAATCCAGATTTAATAGAAATTATATTTGGGAACTCTCAAGATTTTCTAATAAAATTGGAATTAGTGTAGTTGGTGGATTTAGTAGATTGCTGAAATGGTTTCGGGAAAATTATGATGGAAATATTGTTTCTTATGCAGATAGAAGATATTCAAATGGAAATGTTTATATTCGAAATGGATTTAGTTTGATTAAAATTAATTCCCCGTCTTATTATTATGTAGATAAAAATTACAATCAAAGATATAATAGAATGAAATTTCAGAAAAAACTTATTGGAGCTTATGATTGCACTGAATTTGAAAAGGCAAGAGAAATGGGGTATAATAAAATATTTGATTGTGGTACTATTTGTTTCGGTTTAGAATAAAAAAAGGGGAGGTTTCCCTCCCCAAATATTGAAATCTCAATCGAGACTCACATAAGATTCTTGACAGAAACTCGTCTGTAGTAACGGTTAGAGTTAACTTGAAGTCTTCCAAGACCTTGAGTAGT